AGCAACGCTACTTTGACCGATTGCTTGTGTATTTCTTCCAATCGCCGTCGCTCTTAAACCCGAAGCACTTGAACCGACACCACACGATAAAGAACCTCCACCACTCGCATTAGCACCTTGACCTAATGATGTTGAAAAACCTACTGCTGATGCTCCATTTCCAATCGCCACAGAATTATCAAAAGTGCTGGTAGTAGCAGTATGACCCAAAGCAATTGAGTTTTCTCCACTTGATATAGAACTATGACCCAAACACACCGAGTTTTCAGCACAAGTATTATTGTGTCCTAACACTACGCTATCTTGTTCCCCAGTATTGTTATGTCCTATAACAACAGCATCTTCACCACCACTACTATTATGACCTACCACTACTGCTTCATCACCATTAGAAGTGGCGTTATGTCCTATTGATATTGCCTCTGTTCCCGTCGCAGTTGCTGAATGACCTATCGCAACACTATCCGTTGAAGAAATACTTAATAATCCTAAATTTATTTTATCGTTTTCAATTCTCAAATCTGGTAATGTTTCTAAACCTTGTCCTATGGGAAATTCCAAAAAATTCGCTCTTAAATAACTCTTTGTAATCTCATCTTCATCTATAAAATATGCGGGATTAAATACGGGAACATCATATATGGGTGGGTCATATTCCGCCATTTATATATAATAGAGAAATTAAAAAACAGTCATCACTATATTAGGCAGTTTATCACTCGCCGAGTTAGAAGCATCAATCGTCGCTAATCCACTCCCCGTTGCTTTTCCTCTTATACTAATAGTTTCGTTTGGTTCTAAAACAACAATACCAAAGAGCGTCGTTGTATCTTGACCCGATGGTGAGTTTATATTCCCCGACCACGCTTGGGCGTCATTTGGAAAAGCAGTTGAAGGAGGATTTGTGTTTTTATCTATAACAACCACCCTTTGAAATGTTGTTGGATTTTTTAATTCAAAAACAACATTTACAGCAACAATTATGGTTCTTCCGCTCGTATTTTCCCATACACCATAAGCGTATGCCCCCGTTGTATAAACGGGTGTTAGAACATTTGAAGTGGGAACGCTTATTGGGTTCGCAAATCTCACAACTTGGTATCGGTTTGCTTCGTTAATGGTTTGGTCGCCAACCACCTCATAATGATACACATTATTTTTCATTCCTTCCATCTTATACAAAGTATTATTTTCACCAATACTCAAAGTTCCATTTTTAAAGATGGTAGAGTTTTGAATTACCATACAATCATCAAAAGAAGTAGTTGCGTTTTCTCCTAAAACTACATTTCTGCTTCCAGTATTAGTAGCACCTCCTAAAACTACATTTGTATTATCCAATCGTAATTCGTTAAATGTTTGTGTGCCTTGTGCGGTTGGATATTCCAACACACCGCTTAATGTTTGTAGTTCCTCATTTGATATGAAGTTCGCTGGATTGAATATCGTTGGCGATGCTAATGGTTTTGGATAAGATATTCCACTCATATATAATTAAGGATAGATAATTAAAAAACCATTATAGTCATTCTTGTTTGATTACTTTCAAGTTGTCCCGAACGAGCACCACTACCATCGTCTCTCGCATAAATATATTGTGCTTTGAATGTGTCCCCTACATCAAGTGGAATAATTGCTGATACGCTGACTGTTCTTCCCTCAAAATTCGTTTGTGTTAATTTTGTGTTCCTCATAGTCTGTCCTCCAAAATTAATTATTGCTTGATGAGAATAGTCTGTGTAAGGACTATCTATGGAAACACAAAGAGAAACCATTAATGTTAAGTGTTTGCTTGTGTTATTACCGAATGTGGTAAAACCACTAACAGATAAAACTGAATTAGCACTTATAGAATTCCAAATTAAATTTTGGAGTGAATTAGAAGTCGCCATATTTGTATTGTTAATATCACACCTAATATAATTTTGAAAAGGCATTCCTCTAAAAGAAAAGAAATTAGTTGTATTTCCTAAACATACGCTATTAGGTGTTGGAGCAACAGCATCTTTACCAATAGCAACACTATTATTTAAATTAGCATTTGCGTTTTTACCAATAGAAATAGAATTTGTTCCCGTTCCAGTTGCTCCATTTCCCAGAACAAGATTTTCCAAAGTAAAATCGCTAAATGTCTGTAATCTCGTTTCTACGGGGAATTGGACGAATTGAGATGATGAAACACTACTCTCGCCTTGTGTTATGAAATAATTGGGATTGTATATAGGCACATCTACTATTGGTGGTTGAAAATCAGTCATATATTATAGGAACATATTTTATTAAAAACAAATGATTTGTAATTTACTCTGCGACCCACCAATATAACTCCCATCATAGTATGATTGGATTACGAAACTATCATTTGGGGACAGTATAATCCAAGCACTCACATTCACCGTATTAATAGGTGATGAAGATGGAACACTATAATCATTCTTTCTAGCACTTTGTGTGCTTTCCGTAGCAAATCTTCTTCCGCTTGAATTAGTAATCCACGCCATTATTCTACCCCCTCTTCCATCACCACTTGGAATGTTAATATCAACCGTCGCCGTAATATACACAAGCAAATCACGCCCACTAACATTTTGAAAATAATCGGGGGTATTTTGTCGTAAATTTGGATTTTGATTTACTAATCCACTTATAGGAGTAAATTTTACATTAGCACTTCCACTACTACTTGCTAATGTTGTTTGTATTGCTTCTATGTAATTATTGAATTGACTTTGTGAAAATCCGTTCAAATGTAGTCGCTGTGTTGAGAATGACGGTGTTGCTTTCCCTATTGAAAATTCATTATCAGCAGAGCAATCACTCATTAGAGAAACAGCATTATTATATGTGTTTGTTGTTCCTTTTATTGCTACGATTTCACTTCCGCTTCCACTTGAACCGTCTCCTAAAATAACATTATCATTTGTAATAATAATTTCTTCAAATGCTTCTGTTCTACTTTCATACGGACTTGCTACATATTTGGTGGTGTCTATTGATGACGATGGTGTAAAATAAATCTTATTGAATATCGGCACATTAAATAGAGGGGGATTATAAGGTCTCGCCATTTATAATAACAGAATATATTAATTTAGTAAATTGTTTTTGTTTTTTTATCTTCGTATAATATATTGATATGTCCCTTCCAAATCCTTATGAAAAATTACCCGCTAAATATAAGACGAAGACAGACAACCCTAACTTTGATAAGCACGGGATAAATCTACATTTTAGGATGGTCGTAAGTGCTCCTTCGGGTTCGGGTAAAACTTCATTTGTTTATAACTTGCTCCATATCTGCGATAATACATTTGATAAAATCCATATTATTACTGCTAATAAAGCAGAACCACTATACGAACATTTGGAAGAGAAGAGCAAAGGACGAATTATTATCACAGAAGGTTTATCATCAATACCAGATATGGACGAGTTCAAAAAAGACGAGCAATATCTCGTGGTTTTTGATGATTTGGTTAATAAGAAAGACCAATCAAAAATTATCAACTACTTTATCCGTTGTAGAAAAAAGAACTGTTCCGCAATCTATATTACGCAGAGTTGGTATGATGTCCCGCCAATAATTCGTAAAAACGCCAACTACGCTGTTTTCTTGAAGGGTGGTGGTGTCCGTGAAATGAAAATGATACTCCGTGATTTTAGTATGGATAATATTGATATTTTGAAAAATATGATGGATTACGCAACACGAGATAAATTTCAAGTTTTAATGGTTCATAGAGAAGAGCAAGACCCTACTAAAAAGTTTAGGAAAGGATTTCTTGAATGTCTTGACCCAGCGGATTTTGTTTCTCCAAAATAGTTTTATGTTTAGCAGACTTTTCGTGTCGTGCTTTTCCACTATAACCAACAATACAACCACACTCACAAGTATATTTTTGTTTTTGTTTTTCTAATATTTTCTCTCGGTTTGCTTGATAATGTTCTTTATTTTTTTCTTTATTTTTTTCATAATGTTCTTTATATTTTTCTTTATTTTTTTCATAATGTTCTTTATAATAGATTGCTTTTCTTTCTTTATTTTTTTCATAATATTCTTTTTTTTGTTCTAATATTACTTCTTTATTCGCTAAATATACATTTTTCGTATATTCTTGATGTGTTTCGTAAATATGTGGTTTATTACTATTCAAACTTGATTGTAATTCTTGTTTCCAATAGTCTTCTTTTCTACACAATTCCAACTCTGTTTCACACGGAAAATACTCTATCAACACCATATTCCAATTTTGAAATCCACCATTTTCACGAATGAACTGATATACTTTGAAATTGTATCTATTAATATTAATATTACAACAATCGCTTTTATGACCTCTTTTCCTCTGCGTGAAGTTAGTCGTTGAACCAACATATATCTCTTTTATAGTTGGGTCTTTACAACACAGTTTATAAATTAATCCTTTTGAGTAATCTTTTGGTGTTTTCGGCATATCTTATAACATACTATAACATATTCCCTTTAAACCATTTCAATTTTTTAAATTAAGAACCCATACTTAACCTATATTGAATTTCACTAACTTTATCTATACCTTCTAAAAAAATGTGATTACAATTAGGGTTAAAATCTTGGCGGATTAATTCGTTCAACACATATCTATATGTTATACTATCTCCTTTTATTTCAAAGAATTCTTGTTTTGGAGCATCTATACCGTCCCAACAATAGCAATACCTATCATTAGATATAAAAATATGTTTCTTATCTGTTAAGAGTTCATCTAATACATATAAAAAATCAACATCAATACTAAAATTAGCATCGGGAAATATTTTTTCCATTCCTTCAATCATTTCTTCGTATTGTTCTTCTGTATATTCAATATCACTCATATACATATATATTTGTTGTATCTTTATATCATCTTGATATAAATATATATTGGATAGGAGTGTAGGGTAGTGTATGAATGTAGGGTGAAGGGTCATTTTGGATTTCTTTTTTAAAAAGAAGGGGTAGAAATATTATTTTCTCTGGTAAAAGTTGAAAGACCCTACACACCCTACACACCCTACATTTTCTAAATTATACATACATAAATACATTAGTTCTATAATAGAATAAGACCATATATGCTGTAATTTCTTATAAAATTATAATAAAATAAGAAATAATAAATCGTGTAGGGTCTTGTGTAGGGTGTTAGACAATCCAACCACCCTACATTCACCGCCTTTTAATCATATGAGTATTACCCTCTCCATCAACCACCGAAATAGTTTTCTCGGGCATTTCTACGACAGCATCTTCCAAGACAATATTTTCCAGTTCTTCTTCCAATTCAATATCCCCAATAGCAAGTTCAGTTTCACTCCACTCACTACCACTATCATCATCTTTCACAATCACTCCGCCAATCTTATAGTGTTTTTTCAAAGTTTCTATATGGAACTTTGTTTGCTGTCCCTTACTGGTCCTTTTTCCCTTTTGTAATGCTCCCTCTGGTAATCGTAGAGAGGTATAAATCTTCTTCATTAAATCTCCCGCTCCATTCATTTCATATTTACCCCCATTATCCTCACGCCAAACACGATAATCCCTATACAAATCACTACCCATACGGGTAATAAACCCTTCATCATCAATATCATCGCTTTTACTGATAATCTCACTTGCGACCCACCACTCAAAGAACTCATCAACAAAGTTTCTACTGAACCCTTCCAAGTCTATTTGGTATTGTGTTTTAGGAGGACGACGAGGGTCAAAATCACTAATATCTCTCTTCATCAAGTATGAATATAGCGAAATCAAATTATCCTCAATATCCCATAGATTAGCGAAGTTCGTAAAATAAACCGTATCACCCTTCTTCTCATCGCTCATTTTAATAATCATATCTCTTCGCTGACCGTCTTCCAAAAAGACTGGGTCTGGGTGGTTCGTGGGAATAATAAATCTGTGAAAACTGCGAATAGTGTATGCTGCTTG